GTCCTAGAGGAAGTACATCAAATCTTTTAATTATTGATGAGATGGCACATTGTCCAAATGAAGTCATGCAAGAACTTTGGAAATCTGCTATCCCAATTATTTCATCATCTAAAAAATCACAAATTGTAGTTATATCGACTCCAAATGGAACTGACAATAAATTCTATGAATTATATAAAGAATCTCAAAAAGAAAAAAGTTCTTGGCATTTAGAAACTGTTAATTGGTATGATGTTCCCGGTAGAGATGAAGAATGGAAAAAGGAAACTTTAAGTCTATTGAATAATAACATGGATGATTTTGAACAAGAATATTGTAATAAATTCCATGAACCGGGTAAAACTGCTATAGATGCTGATCTTTTAAAATCATTACAATCGCAATGTCGAGATCCTATATACGTAATGGATGATGGATATTATAAGATATATTCTACTCCATCTCCAGATGGTGTGTATGTAGTTGGAGTGGATGTTGGAGAAGGAATAGGAAGAAGTAATACAGTTGCTCAAATATTAAACATACAGGATTTAACTAAAATAGAACAAGTTGCAGTATTCGCATCTAACTCAATAAGTCCTTATCATTTTGGAACTAGATTAATGGGTATTTTAGAAGATTGGGGTAGACCACCTGTATTGGTTGAGAATAATAATAATGGACAACAAGTATTGGATGTATTACATCATACTCACAATTATGAATCTATCGTTTCATACGATATACAAGGTAGTAAATTTTACAATAAAGAAAATAGATTAGGTATTTATAATCATACTAATACAAAATATAAAGGAGTTGTAAATTTTAGATATTGGTCGAATAGTTTAAATGCAGTAAATTATAATGATTTAGATACCTTATTAGAACTTGAAACGTTTGTTAAACTTCCGAATTTTACTTTTAGTAAAAGAAAAGATACTGATAGAGACGATAGAGTAATGTCAATGATTTGGGCTTTATTTATATTAGATCCTTCTGTTGCTGAAAAATATTATATAATTGGAGATGTCGATGATCAAGGTAGACCTTTAAAAATTACACCATTAACTGATAATTCAGAATTAATTAAAAAAAGTCCATTATTTGAAGGTAAAACAACTTCTTTTAAAAAAACTAATACTCAAGTTAACACTAATTATTCCCACGTTGGAAAATTTAATCCTGAAGCACCAACTACAGAAGATTCTAACGAATTAATGTCTTGGTTATTAAAATGGGGAGATAAACATAAGCAAACAGACATAAAACCAAGTGAAGAAAAAGTAAATATAAGTGAAACTTTTTATCCTATTGTTTTTTAATTATGTATCAATCATCATTGAATAGATCCAGAAATGATAAATATCTATTAATTATAGATATACCAAAAGCATTAAAAAATAAATATGATAATGATTTTAAAGGTAAATTTTTAGTAGATCCTTTACAGATAACAATATATGGTTCTCCAGTTCCAGACGTAAAAATTCCAGATCTTGATATACCATATGGTGGACAAGTATATAAAGCATCTAGTTTAAGTAGACCAGCATATAACCCATTAACTGTAAAATTTTTAATTGATAATTCTTATTATAACTACTGGTTAATTTGGAATTGGTTAAATTTATTTAATGATTATAAAGAAGGTGGTAGTGAGTTAACTCACGCTACAAACGTTCCGATACTAAGAGATGAGATACCAAACATAACATCTCCTATGTCAGATTTTACTACTAGATTTTCTATATTTGGATTGGATGAATATAATAATAAAATAATAAGTTTTAATTATAAAGATGTTTTCCCTACATCTTTAAGTGAAATTATTTTTTCAAATCAAGAAGGAAACGAGATTACGTGTAACGCTACTTTTTCATTTAATCAATTGCATATAGATATGTTAATAAATAGTTCTTCTAGAAATTGTTAATATGGCTGATAAGAAAAAATTAGACAAAAGTTTTTTTGCACATCAAATAAATAATGAAAAATATATTATTGAAATATATTTTTATAATTTAATAGAGGATCCAGTTCCAATTCCAGCTTTTATAGTTGATTCTTTAACTATAAACGAAACATTAATTAATTGGTGGGTTACTGGAAATATCGTCTTAAATAATACGTTTGAAATAACACAAAGAGATTTTTTAAATAATAATAATAAAAAAACAAAACATCTATATATAGATAGAAATGATGGTAGAAATAAAATTCACATAAGAATAATACCAGTAGATGAAAATGATGATGAATTTAAAGATAAATTAAAATGGGAAATGTCTTATGATTTAGTTATATATGATGTAGAAGATCTCCCTTCCGATAATATGCAAAATAAATTAAAAAGATATTATTTTGTAGATGAGAGATATCAAATATTTTTAGAAAAAAATATAGAATGGTCTACTACGTATGCCGCTTTAAACATGGAAGGAACCACAATAAAAAGAGAAGATATAGAAAGAGATGAGTCCCTTCGAAATTTAAGTGCAAATGTTGCATTATTTGAATTAATAAAGTTTGCTTCTCAGAATAATGAAAAATCAATAACGGTAGGGTTTACTGAAGAATCAAGTATAGAAAAACCTAATATAAAACTTGGAGATATTTATAATTGGAATCTAGGACCAAAAGATGCAGTAAATAAATTTTATGTTTCTCCTGCGCAATTTAACGTAATCGATGATATAAATTTTTTACTTTCACGTTGCGTTGGTGATAATAATGATCCTGTATTTTTAGAATTTGGAAGAAGTAGTGTAAATAAATATTTTGAATTAATTTCATTAACTGAAATATTAGAAAATTCTAATAAACAAATAGAAAGACTTATATTGGATGAAAATTCTGCTAATAACGACAATATATTACCATATGTACCTAGAGCGTATTTAGATGAAAATAAAGATGAAGAAGAAGGAAATAATTTAATATCTGGATATTCTAGAATTTCAAATTATAAATTTTCTCCTATGGCTCCAGTAGACGATACTAGTAGAATGATAAATTCTCCATTACATTATTTTGATACTATAAATGGACAATTTAATATAGTTTTTGAACCAAATTCAATACAAAATACCATAAAAAAAATTGAAGAAATGTCAAAAGCAACTTTATATAATTTTACACCTCAAAATGTTAATAATAAACCTCATATATTAACAAATATAAATAAAACAAAATCAAGCGGGTTAATGATTAATAATAAATTTTCAGCTGATCCTTATATAGATGAAAATGTACCATCAATTCAAATGATTAGAGATTTTTTATTTTTAAATCAAACGTTGTCTTTTCAGCAAAAAGGATTAACGTGCCGAACACCCGGAAAGTTTATATTTGTTGATAGTATAAATTCTGGAGATTTAAATCCATTTAATGATAGGTTTTTGGGTCAATGGTTAATAACTTCTGTAACTCATCTTTTTACAAAAAATGATTATAAAACAGAAGTGGTAGCAAATAAAATTGATACTTTTTCTAAGCTTTGGGATATTGAAGATAAAAACTATTAGTTTAAATATATTAATATGGATAAAAATAATCTTAGAAAAATGATACAGCAAAATAAAATTAGAACATTAGAATCCTCTAATAAGAGGTTACCTTCTCCATTTCAGATGGCAAAAAATTTAGGATCAGATCTTATAAAAAACGTAAAAAGCTTTTCTGAAGGTAATCCCATTACATCTGAAAATTCTGAAATAGAAAGTAGAAAAAATATATGTAATTCTTGTGAGTTCTTTATAAAAGATTCTCAGAAATGTTCAAAATGTGGCTGTAACATGGCTATAAAAACTTAATTAAAGGCATCGGTTTGTCCGATTGGTAAATGGTAATTATTAAGA